TCATAGGTATGCGCGACAGCGATCACCGACGGCTGCGCTCCATCCGGGAGAGTCAGCCGCGAGGACTCGGTTACTTCGGGATAGTGAGAGTCGAGGTGGCAACGGCCAGCCGACATTACTTCTTCGCCAGAAGTGTTCCGAACCATGTCGTTACGGACCTCGATATGGGACTGAACATTCACGTCAGCGCCGTACGTGCGCTTGCCGTCAAGAGCCCGCTTGTCCGCCGGGGCGAGCAGCACCACAGACTCCAACATTTCCAACAGTTCAATGTCGATCATCTGAGTCACACCTCTCGGTTGCGCTCGATCAGCGTTGCCGACAACTGGTGCCCGTTATCGAACTGCCCCAGCGTGAAGAGTCGAGGAGGGCCACTGCCCTCAGACGCCAAACCGAACCCGGTCATCGTCGCGCCGGGGATGTCAACAGGTGATCCGCCAGCGAGCCGAGCAGCGAGACGTTTCCACGCCGCCGACCGATCGCCATAAGTTTTCGACAGGCTGGAATTGCCGACCGTCTTGGACTCGGTGGTCGCGCCTCCGAGAGTGATCCAGTCCGCAAGATACACAGCCAACGACGCAGCGATCCCGTTCGCGTTGTCGAGGTGATCCGGGTACGTGTCGTTCCAGATCAGGATTGACGCTGCGATGTCCTCGTCAGACGGCGACCACGACTGTTGTTTGCGGTCGCCCAGCAAGAAACGGATGTGGTCCTTCAGCGTGGGGAACGCAAGCGGCGATCCGCTTGGCGTGTTGTAACTCCATGTCATGTTGGCATCTTCCCATAAGAAACGGCCCCCCGCCCCCGTTGATCGGGAACGGAGGGCCGCTCAGTGTGCTACTTGGATCAGGAAACTACGGCGTCAGCGAACACGCCGAGTGAGGCACCCACCAACTTGTTGTCGAGCGCGATCTGCGACTCAACACGGTCAGCGCCAAGGTGCTCCATGCGGAACTGCTTGGTTCCGATGTTCTCGCCAAGGCCGTCCGAAACGCCGGTCCACGCGAACGTGTACCCAGCAGCCGGAACCTCGATGCCGGGAGCATCCGGGGTGTGAACGAGCAGCGCCTTCTTACCGATGACGAGTTCGTTCGTTGCAGGCTGACCGCGCTTCGCAGTGTTGCGGATCGCACGACCAACAACGATGCGTTCGAGGTCGAGGAGGTCCGCGATTGCTTCCAGCGAAACCTTCGCGCCGCCACTGGTGTACTTGTAGCGGTCGATGATGTCCGGGTGGTTCTTCAGCGCGGTCCAGATCGGCTTACCGATCGCGAGGACGTTTGCGTCAAAGCCAGCAGCCGAGACTGCTTCCTTCCAACGTTCGAGGTCAGCGATCGGGTCCGAACCATCCTTATCCCACTGGATGAACTCGTCGGTCGAGGGCGTTGCAGCCTTGCCCTCTTCGTCAAGACCCCAGATACCCGCCGACATGAAGTCGTTCGCGAACAGGACCTCTTGGCGAAGGCGCATCTTGTTCACGAGGAACTTGGTGGCCGACTGGAACGGGGTTCCGGGAACGTCGCGGTAGTTGCTCTGCAACTGGTCGCCAACGTCCTTGTGGAGCGCGAACACTGTCGCGTTGTATGCGTCGTCCGAGAGGACAAACGAGTCACCGGCAGACTCCGTGGCGTCGGCTCGACGCTCAGCGGTATCGCGGTTCAGGTTCTCGTCGTCAAGGACGTAGTACTGACCGGACTGGACCTCGACGGGCACAGTGGGGAACACCTTGTCGGCAATGAAGCCTTTGGAGTCTTGCCACGTAGCGACCGAGAGGTTGCTCAGTACTGGATCAATGGGGACCGTGCTTGCCATTATCTTTTTCTCCTAGTTTCCGTGCCCGGCCCTAAGCGGCCCGGCCCCCGATGGTGAGCAGTACACTCACGAAGTCGCCCGAGACGCCCGCTTCGAGTGCCTGACCAACGATGTACTGAGTGATGTCGGTGCCAGCCGCGATCGACTTGCCCTTACCTGTGGTCACGGTGGTGCCCACGAGAGCGCCCTCCGCGATGGTGCCGCCAACGTTGACGGTTGCGACTCCGGCGGTCACGACGGGGACAGTTTCCCCGGCCTTCGCGCTGTCGCGGGTTACTCCGAGGATGCGATCAGTGACCGTGCCCGCGATAGCAGCCTTACCTGAAGCAATCTTGACAATGACTCCTTCAGCGATGTCGGTTGCCGCTTCAACGCTAAGCACCGTCTGGTTCCATTCCTTTGCGCTGACCATCAGCGAACCTCCTCTGTGACTGCTGCGGCCAGTTCCGGCTCAGCACTGTAAACGGCAACACGGGCCTTCTGGATCGTGTCGTACTCGCCCTTTTCGACGAGAGCCTTCGCGAGTTCATTCACTCGCTCGGATGCGTTAGCTGCGGACTTCTCCGACTTGGCTGACGTACCCAGTTCGTCAAGGATGGGAGCGCCGTCGAGTTGCGCGTTAGCGGACGTCAGCATCCCCTTCAGCGTCTCCGCCAGAGCGGGGTCGAGGATTTCAGCCCGGCGTACAGCCTTGACCGTTTCGTCCGGCAGTCCGAGGTTCGGCCACGTCGACTTCGCGAGAGCAACAGCCTCGTTGTCGAGTCGCAGGTCGCGTTCCTTGGCGAACTCTTCACGAGCCTTCGCCAGTTCGACACGCTGCGCTTCGATCGCCTTCACGACGGCTTCAGGTGCGTTCTTCATGACGTCAGCCGAGAGAGCCAACTCTTCCTGTGAAGCAGTGGCCAACGCGGGGTCCGCTGCGGGAGCGCCCTCAGTGCTGGCGTCATCACTCGACGGAGTATCTTCGTCGGTCTTTTCGGCGTACGCACGAAGAGACTTCCAGCCCTCCGCGATCTGGTCGAGGATCGGCTGAAGCGCCTTATCCACGGCCTTACTGATGTCCTCTGTCGTGATGACAGGAGGGGCTGACTTATCCAATGGATTCTCCTTCTTTCCGAACGCCGACATCACGGCTTTCGCTTGGTTACGGTCTGCGGCCTTCATCACAAGGAATCCCTCGTGTAGATGGGCCGGGTGATCCACACCGCTCGTTTCCAGAACAGTGAGTTTAGTCATCTTGCCGGTCATAGCCGCCTCCTTCAGCGCCAACGGTACGGCGCTCTCGATGACGGTCGCAATTCGACACGCCAAGTCTCATATCATGCTCGGTGCTGGAAGGTCGACCAGATACGACGACCCACCGATCGAATAGCCGGTAATCTCTCCGGCCAGAACCATAGGCCACGCCCACTGCTCCCAGACAACACCCATCAGCACGGTGCCTGCCGGATAGATGTGCTCAGCGACGTTTCCGTTCGGGTCGATCACGGGAAGAGTCATCGGCCAAGGGAGCGTCATCACCTCGACCCACTCACCCGCTTGCGTGTCTGGCTGGTGCTGAAGGTGGATCGAGCGATACCCCGAACGCACGTACGCCCACAACGATCCCTGCAACTCCTCCGGGTCGGTCCAGTCTCCGTGAGCGTCGACTTCATTCGGGATGTACCACGGGCCAAGGGTGAAGCGCTTGGCCTCCTCGACTGTCGACTTCACGAACGGCACGAATCCGCGTGAGCGCCAGACGTCCGGGTTCGACTCGTACTCTGCATCCTCGAACTTGCGGTAAGCATCCCAGTTGTCGGCAAACTCGACATCGAATCGGGTGCCAGCGATTGCGACCGTGATCGAGTGCAGCATGAAGGGGGCCGAGCGACCCACTGTGACTGCCGGGGCCTCTTCGCCTTCGTCCAAGTATGCGAGGGTCATGTGAGGCACGTACTCGCCGTGATCCTGTCGGACCTCAATACCGGCGTCGGCCAGAGCCTTGATCAGACTCTCGCGGAACTCTGCCAGCCCTTCGATGTGCGGAACCGCGAACCAGACAGTCCCGTCCTCATTCTCGAAAGTGCCCGTGCCGTCAAGAACTCCGAACGGGGCCGGTGTCGCTGAAGCAACCTCCGCAACCACGCCGGTCAGGATTCGAGTCTGCTCAGTCGTCAAGTCATCGACGTCACCCAGATACCCGACGGTGACGTGCAGGTCAGTCTCTCCGCCGTCAACCTTGTAGTTGTACGCGAGGTCATCGTTCAGGAACCACCCGACCATCACACCCGTCTCCGGCTCGACTCGGATGTCGAGGTCGTCCATCGTGATCTGGACAGTCTCCCACCCCGCCTCGACTGCTTCAGCGAGGGCAGCGGCCAGCGCCTCAACTGCGGACATGACGTCTTGCTCTGGCACTTCATCCCACTGGGGGGTGTCGGCCTGCCATGACTCCACAAGCGCGATTGCTTTCTTGGTCGGCATGACCTTGGGCGTGATTTGCATTATTTCCTCCTGAACTTGAGAATACTGTCCCACGCTTCGTCGTGGGCTGATTTGGACATGCGACCGTGAAGATATTCCCGGCTTATTTGAGCCAACCGAATTGACTGGCTGATCGAGGGGCTGAACGTGTACGTCCCGTCGCGGTGTAGGCGCTTCTCGACTCGCGGGGGAGGCAGGAAAGCGACAACGCAGCGACAATTCGGATGCACTGGCGGCATGAGCAGCCCGACCGAGAACTGTGCATCCCAGAGAGCAATCTCGCCTTCGAGGGGATCACAGATCGGGCACGGATCACCACCAGTAATCCACTCCTTGCGGGACTCCTTCGAGTCCAGCCCGGTTGCGATCGTGGAAGAGAACCCGGTGAAGCGGCCAGCGTTCGACGCCGACATCAACTCCGTGCGGGCGATGCCTTCAGCGCGAGCCCGCAACGATTTAGCGGCGGACTTCTCTGATGCTTTCCGCGCCAACGCTTCAGCCTTCAGCGCATCCTTGCCTTCAGCGACCAACCGCTCGAACGTTTTCGCGTAGACGTTCTTCGCTGTCTGAGCCTGCCTCCCCGTCAACGGAACAACGCGCTCGATCTGCTGCGCCAACGTCGCGGCGGTGTAGTCCCCTTGCAGGGCATCGACCACTAGACCGTTCACTGTGTCGCGAACCTGTTGCTGGACGTGGCTGATCAACGCCCCGGCTCGCTGCGCTGCATAGTTGATCGCTTGCGGCTCGATCAGGTCAAAGTGAAGAACCGCCTGTGCAGGGGTCAACGCTCCGGCCATAGTCAACGCTTGGCGAAGGTGCTCCCCGGCCAGACGATCCTGTTGCGCGCCGATCGCATTACGCACCGGGTCGAGGTCGATCGCCGCCATAGCAGCAGCCGCGTCACCCGACTCGATAGCACGACGGATCGACTCCGAGCGGGCAGACGCCGCCGTCGCCTGAAGCGATTCTTCGAGTTCCCGACCGAACTTCCCGGCCTCCCGCTCCACCACATCGTCAGCGGTAACGCGGGCCTTCTTCATCGTGCTCTTAGCACTCATAGTTACTCCGGGCTGACCACAGGATCGACAGGCCCAGCAACCGGCATGGTCGCGTCTGAGTCATCGAACAGTTCGACCGTTGCGGCGGGCAGATCAGCGAGGTCACGCATGTACGATTCGAGTCCAGTGTCAGCCGCGATCACTCCGGCGTCGACCATCTTCACAACGAAGTCTCCGAGGATCGTCAAGTCCTCCTCGACCACGTTGCCGTACGTGAGAGTCGGCATCCGGTCAGGCGACCACCCATTGAGTCGCATGAGTCGCGGGATCGCGTGCGAGTTGA